GATGTTTCACCATTAAAACCAAAACTATCAAAATTAGGCATAACTCTTTGTTTTTAATTAATTACTATATCACAAATATAAACTATAATAATAATACGAGTTTTACTTGTATCGTTAAAATATGTTCACCTTTAAGCCGATTTGCCGACTAACATACTATTGCTAACTAGAATATTTATTACTGATAACCTATCCTGTCGCTTTCAGAGAAGCCGTGTATGAATCAAATTTTATCATAATGATTAATCTATCACAAAATGAATAAAGTGCTTAAAATGAGCTTAAAATGGTTCATGTGATGTAAAGAAAAATGAAAATGGGCTGAACCTACTTTCACAAGCAAGTCCAGCCCTATTATGAACAAAATTTAAAAGTACAGCCGATTATTTACTTTTACTATCATAACGATTTTTATTCGTTTTTGCAATCTTGACTTTATCATCACTTTCTTTAAGTTTAACAGCTAATTCTTTTTCTTTAAGTTGTGCTTCAACTGAAGCCTTTTTAGCATCTAAACTAAGTTTACTACGTTCAAGATTAAGTCTAGCATTTTCCATACGTTCTTCAGCTTGACTCTTTTCAGCATCACTAAGACCATTATCAAAACTCATAATATTAGCATTTGCTTTCATAGCTTCAATCTGACCATCAAGATATTTTTCAACTCTAATAGTTTCTCTATCTTGTTCTGCTTTTCTATCAATCTTAGCAAGTTCAAATTCTTGACGAAGTTGTTCTGTTTGTTGAGAAACACGTTCAACATCAAGTTCATGCTCACGTTGAATATTTTGATACTTATCAATAAGTTTACTAATTTGAGCAACATTATCTCCACGTATAGCAGCATTAGCCATATCCATATTACCATTCTGAGCAGCACTAAATGCAAGTTGTTTATATTGTTCAAGTTTCTCACGTTCTTTAACAGAAGTTTTACAAGTAACAATATAATTAGCAAATATATGACTATTAACATCAAGACTTAAATATCTAATATCGCCATCTTTAGTTTTATAAGAAGTATTAAGACCATCAATCCAAGCAAGTTTAGTATAATCCATTTCAGCTTGATAATCTCGTTCTCTCATTTTATCAAATATAAATTCAATAATAACAGAACCCATACTTCCACGAATAACTGCTTCATCAGTAACTCCTTTACCAGCACTATTAGCAATCTCACCATAACGTTGAGGAGTCATATCACATTCCATTTTAGCAGTCTGTTCAATCTCTTGAATAAGTTGCCCAAGTTCAGTAATATAATTATTCATACGACTTTCAAGATAACGAACATTTTGTGCTTTAACAAGATTAGCATCATCTTCATCATCAATATAAAGTACACCATCAGCAGCCATACGATATATAGTTTCAGCAGGCTTTTTACCAAGAAGAGATTTAGCAATCATAAGAACATTCATCTTATTTTTAGCAATAGCCATTTCTCTATGATAAGAAACTATATTACGAAATACTTGATAAGGAATAACTGTATCTACAACACTAAATCTTCCAAAACCAGGCAAAAGTTCTGCAATACCATTATAAGGAAGTTTACCATTCCTATTGTAAGCAATAGGACGAGCCTTATAAGGATATATACTTGTAGCACGAGAGCCAATTCTAACGCTCTCATAAACTTGTGGACGCCACACCCATTCAATACTAATATCACCACCAGCAGGGTTAAGCTGATAAGTTTCATCAACAATTCTTGTTGTAACAAATGCTCCATTACTATATGTAAGAATACCTTCTTTTATTTCACCTCTCCAAACAGTATGCCAAACTTCAAATAAACCATTATTAGCATCACGAGCCATTATATTAGTGTTCTTAATATGTTGCAAATCATCTTTATTAAATTTACTACATATATCACCAAAATAATACATATATTTATCCCAATTTAAAAGTGCTTTATCGCTAGAAGTAGTAGCACTATATTGATAATATGTATCAAGAGCTTCACGTTCTTTTTCAGAAAGATATTCATAAAATTCATCTATAATTTGCTGTTTAGTCAACATACGACGTTCAGCAAACATATCATAATCTTCTGCAAACATATTATCATTAGGAACAGGAAAAGCATCTCTAACACTAACAACACGTTTAATTAATTGATTACCTACAACATCTCTATATGTATAACAAGCTCCAAAAGCAACAAATTCAAAATAAGCTCTAGCATATATAGTAAAAGCATCGGTAAGGTCATCAATGACATTAATTAAATCCTGTCCTTGTGCACTAATATCATCAATAAAATTTTCATTAAATTCTTTAATAAAAGCTTCAATATCAACAGCTTGTTCAGGATTAAATTGTTCAGGATTATTACCTTCATTAACAAACTGCATATAACTTTCTTGTATTTTCTTAGCAACAGCTTGTTCTGCAAGCATCATAATTTGTTTACCAAGTTCAGCATCTCTAGCAAATACAACTTCTGGATTATTAGCTCCAACAATAAAATCATGTGGATTCTTAATATATTCACCAATATATCTTCTAATAATACCTTTCATCATATCATAATTACGCATAGTAGCTGGAAAACGAGTTAGATTTTCATCTTTCTCATTATAAGGATTAAGAGTTTTTCTATAATATTCTCTAGGAATATTACCAAGAAGAATATTAAATTTTTCTTCTACATTAAAATCAGCTTTACAAGCAATACCAGCTTCTATAACATAATCACAGCATTTAGCATACCAATCAACTTCTTGTTTTTCAGCATAACTAACATGCTGATTAGGAAAATCAAGTCTACCAAAATTATACATATCTTTATTTGTTTAATCTTAAAACCATTGTCTATTAAAAATATCTGTTTTATCATTATCTTCTGTAACTTTCTTACGACTAGCAAGTTCTCGTTTACCTTTAATATCAATAGACTTCCAATATATACCTAAAAGTATAAGACTAGATATACGGTCAAAGTTACCTTCGGCATTAAACTTTTTAAGTTCAAGAATTGTTTGATAATCAAGAAATCTTTCAAAAACATAAATATCTTCTCCAAATTCATTTTTACCAATAACTTCATATAAGAACTCTTTAAGAAGTCGAAGACCATCTAGTTTCTTAGGACCACTACCAATATTATAACCATAACTAGTACTAACTTTTTCTTTAACAGCAGAATCCCAAACATATAAAGGTTCATAACCTAGATATTTAGTAGCTTTCCATTTACGAAAATTAGAAACAGTTTCACCACGGTTTATTTCTACAAGTCCAGTACCAATACAATTATACCATTTACATAGTCGATAAAACTTTTCATCAGCTTCTTCTAGTCTTTCAGTACGTCCATAATATGCAGCACATAACTTAGGTTTAAATCCATTACGTTCTCTAGGCATTTCAATAACAAATATACTATTATGAGAATGTCTATCAGTAATTTCTTTTTTATCTTTATCAATACCAACAGGGTCATAAACTGCAACATAAGTACCAGGAAGAATACTTCTTACAAGTCTATCATTAATATATGTTTCTTCATATTCTGGAGCAAACCAAACTCTTATACAACCATGAGGGTCTTCGTTACCACGTCTAGGAACTCCTTGAATATAATCATAAGTTTTCATATCAGGATTTTCAATTCTTATACGAGCATTAGATTTAAAATAAATCTTTTTAGTTCCATCTTCAAATAGTTCACCATCAGTATAAAACTTATAACTATTATCAACTCGAAGTTTATCTTCAAACTTATTAAGAGCTTCACTACTAAATATATTTTCACTAGCACTACTAAAGGATTCAGCAGGGAATAAAGCACGTTGACCAAGATAATTAAGATATTCTGCAAAAGTCTTAGCAGTCTTTTTCTTTTCAGTTCTTTCTCGTGCTGCAAGCTTAAGTCCTATTCGTAGATTACTATTTCCATCTTCATCAAATCCTTTAACTCCATCTATCTCTCCTTCAAGACCCCAAGCATAAGATTTAAAAAATCCACAAACTTCATTACGAGCATCATTATCAAAAACATTTTCAAAAGCCATAAATCCAAATGCTCTAGGATTATAAAAGTTTTGTTCAAATATTTGCATATTAGCAGCAGTAGCAGTTCCCCAAGCCATAAGAGTACCAGTAGTACGAGTACCAACAGTCATTGTAGGTTCAGTTACATTCATAAACTCATCAAAGTTCTGCATTGTAGATAGCTCTTCAACTTTAATTGTAACAGCATCTTTACCAATAGCACAGTCAGGATTATTATTAGCACTAACACTTAAAAGAGAACTAGACCAACTATCATCAGCTTCAACTCCATTTTTCATACGATAACCAAGTTTAAAACTATCAGTAGTAGGACTATATATACCTCTTTTAAATGGAGTCTTTTCTTCAAAGAACTTTAAGTTATTAACAGCAAAATCACTTAAACCTCCTTGTTTAATTAAATATTTATTATCAGCTGCAACATGAATAACAACTTTATGTTTAGATAAGTTAACTTCATTAGAACTATCAGCAGCCATAATATAAGAAAAACCTCCACGTCGAGTTTTATCAATAATAAGATGTAAACCATTACGTCTACAAAATTCTATAATTTGCCAAGTCCAAAATTGAGCATCAATAAAACTAGGAAAACTATAAATCTTTTTAGCAGTAGCTCCATGTTCAGTAACAATAACAGATGATTCATCTGTACGTTCCATACGAGTATAATTAAGAAAATTATAATGACCACCTGTTATCCAAACATCTTCTATACTTCCATCTGGATTTTGCCAACAAGGAGCAGAAAAACCATTACGTCGTCTATCACATTCTCTACGCCTAAATTGTCTATGAGGAATACTATCAACTTTAAATTGAGTATATTTACCTGTGGCTTGATATGTTCTAGCAGCTTCATTAAAAAGTTCAGTATTAACAAATTTGCCAGGTCTAATATTTAAAAGAAAGCCACCACTATCTCCAATTAAAAAGTTATTATGAGGGTCATACCATCCACAATCACTAGCTTTCTTATACTTTTTCTCTTTATCAGGTTCTTCAATGTATTCTAGAAAAGGATATTTACCATCAGCCATAATATTTTATTTAACTAGTAAACAAACAACAAAAGCGATAGCGCAAACAGCACCACCGCTTACCAAATATCTATTCTTACGTTTAATACGTTCAATAGACTTATTTAAATTATCATTTACTTTATTACTATTATCAAGATTATTTTGTAAAGTTTCAACTTCTTTATAAAGAGCATTATATTTAATCTTATGAAGATTAATTATACTATCTTGTTCGTTAATAATATCTTTATAAAGTTTAGCTTTAATAATTTTAGTATTAGCAATCTTAATCATATTAATAGGGACAAGAACAGTTGTATCAGTAGTGTTGACTCCCCGTGGAGGATGTACTACATTATCAATCTCACTCTGACACCAACTTCTTGAATAACTCCCAAGTAGCACTATCATCAAGACTAATAACTTTATCTTCAATATCTTTTTCATGTTCTTTAAGTTTATAAACTATACTTTCTCTTTCAGTTATAACTAACTGTATAGAATCAATCCGAACATGATTAATAGCGGTGTCACTTTTATTATATGAATTGGCTTCTACACTAAAACGACTTATTGATAAATACAGAGTAACACATAAATTGATAATCGCTATTATAAATATTGCTATTAGCATCTTCTTCATAATTCTATACAGTATTAAGTTAATCTTTTATTTCGATAAGTTTATTAAGTAAATCAAGATTCCATCTACCAGTTTCTTTAAGACCAAGAACTCTTTGAGCCATCTTAATAGCGGCAACTTGACCACAATTTACATTAGTATCAAATAATTGTTCAGCAACTCTCTGACTATTAAAATCATCAAGTTCAAATACATCCCAATAACCTACTTTATATTTTTGCCAAACAAGTTTTTGAAGTTGAACATCATTATCAAGTTTAGATTTAAATTCTTTACTGCCAACAGTATAATGTTTCTTATAAGAATCAATCATAGTCCAACCTTGCCAAGTAGGATTATATTTACGACTGATACCTCTATAAGTTTCTCCACCAGCATCATCTTTATCGTTTACATAACCACCTTCTTTAATAGATAGTTTTTTAAAAGCATCTCCAAAGTAAGCCATAATTTAATTTATATAAGGATTAGTACAATATCTAAAACAATCAACAGCGTCATAATATTCATCTTCATCAAATTCTTTAATTGTAACCCAAAACCAAAGAACTTTAATTTGAACTTTATAAATCACAAATTCAAAGTCATCACCAATATGATGTTCATCGCCAATTAATCTTATATTTTTTCTACGATTAATAATATACATAATACTTTATTCTTCAAGAGTTCTACGAATCCAACCTCTAAGAAATTTGATATTGTTTCCTTTTCCGGCAATATCATTATAATATCTAATACGCTCAAGTTTATATTTAGCTACAAAATAATCAGCACTAATTGTAGTATCAGACTTATAAGCATTAAGAGAATCTTGAGTTCTACGAAGCAATTCTTTAGTTAGAACTAATTCATTAATAGCAGTAGAATCAGTAACAGGAACATAACGAATTTCAGGAACTGGAGTAATACGTTTAGTACATCCACTAGATAAACAAACAGCAAATATAACTAAAACAATAAATCCAATAATTACTCCAATTAAATTATCTTTATTTAATTTCATATAGCAAGTTTAAATTGAGTTTGAACACCACTAGCTTTAATTTGTAATTCTCTATCTTTGAGAACTTTATTAATATCATCACGTAGATAATTCATAGTAAAAAATTTAGTAGTTTCAACAGGATTTTCTTTAATATGATAAAGACCATCAGAAAATCTTTTTGGCATACCATATTCATTAAGTTCAAAATCACTATCAATATGACATAACCAAATACCTTTAATGGTTAAACCAAGTATATATTCAACAGCAAAAGCATACATGCTAAGTTGAAGATTATATATAGCACCATTACAATTAGGAAGATGATTAAGAGGAGCTAAAAGTCGTTCATCTTTATCAACCCAAACATTAGTTTGTTGTGCAGGTTTAACTGTTTTATCTTTCTTATAATAACCACTACTAAATTTTAACCCACCACGATTAGTTTTCCAATCACCTACAACAGCGCAATTAGTATCTTCATTAACTAGAAGAATATCAATAGTTCCACTAATTAACCAATCTATAAGAAACATACCAATTTCACTATAAATCTTATATCCTCTTTCAGTGTACATTTTAAACGCATCATAAATAAGAGGATAACGATTATTTGTAAGTTCAATAAAATCTTTAAGATTAAGAAGTTTATAATTAGCACCAAAATTTGGAATATCAGCAATAGTAACCATTACACCATCTTCTCGTTTATCAAGATAATTAATAGCTTGTTGAAACATAGATGCTCCTTTAACACCATCTTCAAGACCATTATGAGTATTAGTTCCACGTTCACAAGCTTCTTTAGTAATAGTTGACCATTGTTCCTCTAGTTTCTTTTCGCTTATTCCTAGTTCTTTAGACTTCTTTCTCAACCAATAGTTCTTATCGAACTTCGGCTGGTATCCATGAAGGATGGTAGTGGTTGAAATATAATCATTACCAAGACTATCATTATACTTATGTTCTTCTTCATGAAAAATAAGTCTTATATCATTATATCTTTTATCTTTAAGTTCCATATTAATATTATTAAGTTCAACACTAGCTTGGACCCGCTTCGGCACTACGTGCCTACGCTAGACTCCCCGTAGAGGATGGAGTAGATTAGCAT